GTACTGTTGTAAGTCTTTTAAATCAATCCTTTTTCCCATGCGAACCGTCTTTAAAATCTTTTACAAATACTTTTTTTATGTGATTCCAGTTAGCTTTTATCAAGTTGTTTGAAAAGTTGTTACCAGAGATTGTTTCGCAATCTTTTTCAGTAAATTCATAATTTAAGAAAAAGTTATCCCAATCAATAAAAATAGCTTTATTGGTAACTGCATTAGCATATTCAGTTGCATTATCTATGTTTTCAAAGTCATAACAACGCAAGATGCTTACATATAAAACTTCTGTATTCTTTGCATATTGAATAGTTACACATTTAAACTTAGCACCATCAAAGGTACGTTTTACTGTCTTGCCCATTAGGTCGGCATAGTCGACCACAAGCTTCCTACGATTTTTCTTGAACATCTAACTGTTTTTCGATTTCGAATTTTTGATCAAATAAAGCATGGATTTGCTTTGATATTTTTCTTTGTATAAGAGGATTATCCTCTTGGAATCTTTGTTGTGTAAGTTGTTTTAGTTTGTTTTCTACTTCAATATATTTCAACTCAAGAAACTGTTGTTGATCTGATGAAACAAAGTCTGGGTTTGGCTTTGTTTTACTTGCTTCAATAGTTACATCTATTGTTATGTGTTTACAAGCTTTTGGTTGCGTTACCGCTTGTTGTACTGTTATTGGAAAAGGACAAAGTTTTATCCAATCCTCAAGTGCTTTGTTTGTAAAATCTAGTCGCATTGTGGACATTCAAAGTGTAAAGGTTGTTCATTTACCATTGCTGATAAAACCAGCAAGGCCATTTTTGTTGGGGGTTGTTCGTTTGTAAAAGGTAAGATTTTTTCATTTGGCAAGTGCAAACCTTGATTAGAAACAATCAAAGCATTTTCTGCTTGGCAACATTCTTTGTGGCTTTTATCTAATTGCGAAAAAAGAAGGCCATTTCCATATTCTTTGTTTTTACAAGTATGTGGCCTAAAGTCAAACCAATCTAAATCAAAGCACTCAAGACCAAGTGCGAGATGGTCTTGAAATACTGCGACATTAGGCGGTAGTTTAGGGTCAGATACTTTGCGAAGTACTTTTGTCATAATTAAAAAGGTAGTTCTTCTTTTTCTTTTTTCAATACAGAAATCGACCCTGATACAAAAGATTTACCATTTCCAGACATTCTGTTCCAAGCACTAACTGGTATTTTGACAACTTTTTCGCCAGCATAGTTTTCCTCGCCTTCTTGTGCTGTAATCCACTCTGTAAGTGTCATGGCATCTTCTAAAGTAAATTCAATGTTGCCGCCAAAGTCTGGTGACTTTTCTGATTTTTTGTCATTATTTTCAAAGAGGACAAGACGTCCTGTAAAAAGGTTTTCGTAGGCCATAATTAAAAAGATTTAATAGGAATGATTGAGTTTGTTTCTTCCCAAGCAAGTACTTGTGGAAGTGGGTATCTGATAAGGGGAGAACCCAAAGCAGTTGCCTGTCGTGGTACTGAATACCACTGTGGACCTTCTGCTTTACCTCGCCTTGTACTTGTTCGCCACTTCTTTATGGTTCTTTGTGTAATACCATATCGTTCTGCGAGGTCTTTGGTTGATAGATAAGGCTGGTCTTGTTCCATTACTTAAGTACCTTTATCTTGTTAACAATAAGAGTTTCTAATTGCTCTTTTTGTGTAATAGTCAGTTTACCTTGTGCAAAACGAGTTGCAATGTTTTTCTGATGATCTGTTAATTGTTCTTTGCTTTTTGCATTTAGTATTGCATTTTTTGCAAGGCCAAAAGTTTTATCAGTATCAGATGTGTTTGATATTTCTTTGACTTGCTCTCGCAAAGTCTCTATAACCTCGCCTTTGTTAATATTTTTTTCTTTAACATCATCTTCTTCTTCCATATTAAAGTCCATATCAGTCTCAAGACCTAAGATCAACTTAATGCTGTATCTTCTTTGATATGTAACTGCACCACCCCAAAGATGTGTTTGGTTTTTCTTAGGGTTGGCCATATCTCTTTCTGGTAAAAATATTGGCAGTAAACTTTCTATAACACCACCGTCTTTGTGTATAAGTCTTGTGACTATAAGTGTCTCACCTGTAGAACTACAGTTAAAGCCTTGAGAAAGGCAAAGACCATTTTTAAGAAGAACAGGTGTTACCAGAGAGAGCATTTGTTCTAAAGGTAAATAGCTGTACCCATAGTTACCTACACCAACTTGTTTGGTCTTACCCATTGATGGAAATTCTGATTGTGCTTTTTGTAAAGCTGTTGCTAGTGCAGCGTGTTGGTTTGTTTCTGTCATTGTTTTAGTTTGTTTTGTAAGCCCAACTTGGTAGGCTGAGTGTTTGGATTTCTTCTGCATACCCATGCCAATAAGCATCTGTATGGCATTTAGAAATTTGTTTTAAGGCAGCTTGTCTAAGACGTTTGCCTTCGGCAAGTGCATCTTCGTCTAACTCGGTAATGCTTATGGCATATGGGTAGACTTTTTCAACTGCTATGAATACAAATCGCTTTGCACCAATTACTTCTAGGTAATGAGCAGCTTGCAAGTGGTAAAGATAGTTGGCTATTGACTTGATAAATTTATCTGGGTGGCTGTTACCCTCGCCAGTTGTTTTAAGGTCGATAATAGTATCGCCATTTAAAAAGTCGCATCTTGCTTTGCAAGTTAGACCAGTTTCTTTATCCTCTTTCCAAAAGCTTTGTTCTGCAAAGCCCTTAGAAAGAAGTTTTTTTGCTATCGGGTGTGACCAAACAGCATTAGCAACACTAGATGCAAGATCGTATTCTTGGCTTGTTATGGGTTCTATACCTTTGGCTGCCATCTCCTCTGCTTGCACCTTACCAGCCTTAGTTGATCTGCTAAGACAGACACCATAAGCTTTTTTTGCTCTGTCTGGTTCTAAAGTAAATGCGTGACAAAGCTCGCCAACTCTAAAAGCTTTTTTTAAAGCTGGTTCGTGTTCAAGCTTTACTTTTTCATACTTGGTTTGGTAAAACACTTGCGGACAAGTGCTTGTAATAAGCTTTAGATCGCTGGCAGAATACGCAGGGTCATCATGGTATTGCTGTGCTGGTATGTAACCAGCTTCAATTTTTTGCATTAAGTTTGTCCTCTAGATTAGCAATACGAAGTTCAAGCATGGTAATTTTTTCTGCTTGCTTAACGATAAA